CCGAGCCCGCTTTGACCAGCTTGATCTGCTCGTCAGTCATTTCTCCTACGAGGAGCTGCACATGCGAGAACCGACCGGCCTCCCAGGCTGCCTTAACGTCCTCGGGTTTAATGATCTTGCCGGAAACGTGGCCGAGCGTGACCTCCTCGATCCTGATGCCACCGGCCTCAATAAAGCTGACCAGCTCATCGCGAGTGACCTTGCCCTTAGCGTTGATCCATTCCTCCACGCCAAGCCATTCCAGCTCGGCCTTCTTGACACCGGGCATTTTCTTGAGCGTACCGAGCATATCGGCCGCGTTGCCCTTCTCGCGAGGCATGGTGCGGGCAGCATTCTCCAGCCCTGATACAAACCCGATCTCAGACTGAAACAGGGTGCGCCCGCCTGCCTTGCTGATCTCGGCCTGCAAATGAAACAAGGCGATCATTCGGCTTCCGGTATCCCCAGGCTTGTACTCGATGTATGGAACGCCGTGCTTCTGCAGGATCGCCCGCTGCTCAGCGGGCATGTCCATCGGGATCACGGCACCGGCAAACTCATTGAGCAGGACAGCGCGCTGTGGCTTGGCCTCGAAATACGGCACCGGGTTTGCGATGGTGGCGGCTGCGGCGTCGATCCCCTCCTGAATTACCTCATCGGGGAATGGCCCAACATAGCCGGCGCGCTTGAGCCCTCGCGTCATGGCCTCTGCATCGCTCAAATTATCTTTGTTTTGAATCCAGAATATAGTCGCTTCCCGAGCGGCATCAGCGGCATCTGAGAAGGCACGGAGACTCTGAGGATTGTACGGCCACCACACTTTCAGATTATCGACCCACTTGAGCATCATGGCCTGCGAGATATCGCGGGCTTTCTGCACCTTTTCCGGGGTGTCGATCTGCTCCAGCGCACGGCGTCTGGCCTCATCGAACGTCTTAATTCTCTTGGAAGCCTTGGCCCGGAGCATGCCCTCGCTCGGCATCTGGCTCTCAGTACCACGCAGCTTGCCACGCATTTTGCGCAGCACGTTTTCCATGTTGTACGGATACCACCGGCTGCCGATCTTGATGCGCGGCTCGCCCATGACCCCATGCACCTTGTCATCGACCCAAGCCTTGAATTCTGATTCGGCGCCGCGCTCCCAAATGCGATCATCGAGATAGGTTTGCGTATTAACATCGTTGATCTGGCTGGTGCCCTTGCGCTTCACATCTGCTTTCAGGCGGTCATAAGCCTGAATGGTCAGGCTGCCATCCGAATTCATGATGCCGGCGCGCTCCACGAAATTCACCGACTTGGCATAAATTCGCTCGGCCCGCACATCCTCCGGTATCTTTGTTCCGTCCGGGTAGTGCTTTGGCTCCTTGCCAATGTGATACTCGCGGATTGCATTCCTGACCGCCTCGCCAGCTTTTCTCATGTGCCTCTGACGCGATAGGTGCTCCCACTCGAGCGATTCAGCGCTGAGATCGCCGGCAAAGAAATTGAGTATCCGCGGGTGCCATCCCCAGACAAATCCGGGCCGCACATCATCGGTCGTCGGCGCAGGATCGTCGCCATAGCGCTCATTGAGAAACCACGCTTTTGCGGAATTACTGAATAGCATGTAATCGACCAACTTCTCAGCATTCGGCCGGCGCCGTGCATATTCGGTAATCATGTCTGGCAGGCCCACGTATCTCGAGCCCTTCATCTTGAGTGACCAGTTGCCCGCCTCATCGACCAAGACCTTGAGATCCTCGAGCGTGGCTGCCTTGTGCTGCGCCCGCGGAGTCCTGACCGCATAGGCATCGGCATCGAATAACGGAACCTGCTGCGGATCACCGAGATCCTCCTTGCCGATCAGGGTTATTTCACCAAAGCCCCCGATGGCCCGATCCTCGGGAATCACCGCAATCGACGGCATCGCAAGGCCGCCGAGCTTGTCAGCAAACGACAGGTCATTGACGGTCAGGTTATGGAGTGCCTGCAGTCTCGGGCCTTCACCGGACTGAAACAGCTCTTGGCCAATGAAATGATTGGCCAGGACCGAATGGATGTCATCGAGGCGTACTGCCTGCTGCGCCGTACCGCGGGCCCTCGCTGCAATTTTCGGCTGCAGGTAGGTCATCAGGTAGAACATATAATCGGTCAGCAGCACATCCTGATTGAATGTGATCGCAAAATCATTCGGGCCCTGCCGCTCCCTGAATGGCATCCCGGCATTCTTGCCGTGGCGTCGGATATACAGATCGCCCTCGCCCGTGGTTTTGAGCGTCCACGGCACCTCCACGTTGAGGGGCTGTAACAGCCTGCGAGGATTACGGCGCTCGCCGTAAAAGACCGTTTGCATGCGCTGATCGAGCAGGCGTTTGCGGATCTCAAATTCCAGATTCATATTCAGCAGCTTGTACTTGCGCTGCTGCATGGCCTCGTAGCTGGCCATCAGCTCGATTGGGCCAGTGCCCTTGATAAAGCCACCCAAGCCCTGCCCCGCAAAAACCTCACGCTGCCCCTCCTCAAAGAGCATCGCGCTCAGCGTATCTTGTACCGCCTGCGGATCAGCGAGATCAGTGGGAATGATTATTTGCAGCTCATCGATGACGGCGCGCTGCTCAGGGTATCCCCTGATGCGCTGCTCAACGTCCGAGATCAATTCCAGCTCGAGCTTGACCTCGTTCATCTCATCGTTGAGATCGAGCTGCTCCTGATGCAGCTTGTCGAGGATGCGCATTTGCATCTCGGCCAAAGCCGTGATCGTTTCATCCCGGCGCGCTACCACACCGCCCTGCTGCTCAATCGTGTCAACAACAGCCAGGACATCAGCAACGGATTCGACAAGCACCTGCTTGACGGCGTTTATTTCCTTCTGGCCATCAGCAACAAGGGCAATGATCGTCGCCCGATCATCGGGCCTGATCTGTGTCCGTAGCTTGTGAAAACAGTCTCTTAACGCCATGTCATTCGTCCAATACCGCCATCGTGGCGGCGATGACTATAGCAAGGGTTTCGTCATCATCCATCTCGTATTGCTTGCGGTACTGCTCCTCCTTACTCCAAATCTCGGCATTCGTGGTCGGCGGTATCGAGATGACATTGCCCTGCGATGTCGGCTTTTTGATCGACGGTGAGCCACTGGCCTTGACGATCCTGCGAGCTGTGCCGGCAGACGTAGGCTTGGTGATCTCAGGCGTCCCGGTCGCCGTGATCTTGCGTATCGCGGAGCCTGCCGCCGTGGGCTTGGTGATCGACGGTGTGCCGGTCGCCGTGACAATGCGCCGAGCTGCACCCGACCTGAATCTCGCAGCCGATCATGAACCACGGCCGGTCAGAATTGAGTAGGTGCTGGATTTCGTCAGTCGGCCCGCCGCCGCCTATGCGAGTGTAAAGGCCCTGCGTGGTGGAGTCACCGCCGTCCTTGTGCTCGACAAGATACTGCTCGGTGTAGTCGGCATCCTTGGTGTCCACCGTGCCGTTTCGCGGCTGCACCAGATTGAATACCATCGAATCCGAATCAGTGACCGTCATATCCAGCGTCGGCAGGTCATTGTCGGAGCCACCGGTGCAGGCGGGCCCACCGCTATCGCCGTTCAGGTTTGAGTAGTCGGCATTGATCGGCGCCTGATCGCCGGCACCTGAGATGCGACTGACCGTAACGTGGAAGCCTGCAGCGGCCCGTACCACATCGAGCAGATCGACCGTCAGGGTAAAGCTCGAGGGTGAGCCGAAGGCCCACCAGAATTCGCCACGGGCTTGGCTGATGCGGCCGTTACAGGCTGTCGTGTTGGCTACACGGGCCCAGGTGAGGCCGCCACCACTGAGGGTATCGACATCGCTGGTGCCCGGAGTGCCATTCGATGTGTAGAGGGTGATGCCGACCAGATAGAACTGAGCGGTGCCGCCCGGAATCCCGGTGACATCAGTGGTATCTACCGCCCCGGTTTCGAGCTTGGCAGTAACGCTTTCATAGACCAGCGCCATTAGAGCGGCAGTCCCATCGTCGGATTGCCGGCCCTGAGCTTCTGCAGTCTGGCCTTGGCCAGCGCCGGCAGATTGGCCTCATTGGCCCCGGTAAAGGTGTTGTGGATGCCAATGATTATGAGCGCAGCAACGTGCTGCCATGCCGGGACTACGGCGATCTGGTCGAGCGGTAGGAACTGGAGATTGTCGGCCTGCGCCTGAGTGAGCTTGTAGTATTGCTTTGCGCCCTTGCGCAGCTCGCCGGGAGTGGCATTGAGGGGAGCGAATTGCTTATCAGGATCCTGCCCGCTCGACACGCCATCGGTGTCGGTATGCGTTACATCGGCCAGCTCATTCGATTCACCAATGTCGGGTGTAAAAACCCAGACAACTGTATCTGTCAGCGCCATGCTCGGCCCTCATGTTAGGCCGGGACGGTGATTGAGAATGATGTCAGCTCAACGGTGTCACCGGATGCGATCACCAGCGATGTGATGTTGATATCGCCACCGGCAACTAGCACCACGCCCTCGAGCTGCTTGGTGCCACTGCGCGCATAGATCGAAAAATGCTCGATGGTGCCAGCATCGGCGTTATTGTCCTCGAGCGGCGTACCCTGCAGCGTGATGACGCCAGCAACCGAGGCGCCAAAGGCAGGATTCTGAAAATTGATCGTCGCGACTTCGCCATCGGCAGAAGTCTCGAATTTCATATTGGCGGTGCCGCCGCCCGTGTTGATCGAATCATCGATCTGATTGGCCAGGTCATTCTGCAGGCCTAATTCCAGTGTGAGGGCCATCCCTTACTCCTCGTTTGTGGTATCGACAGGCTCCTCGAATGGGCCATCGTCAACAGCGGGATCGACAATCGGCTCGGGCGCGGGCTCAGGCTCAGGCGCGGGCTCGGGCGCGGGCTCGGGCTCAGGCTCAGCTTCGGCTTCGGCCGCCTCCTTGGCCGCTGCCAGCATCTTGCCGTATTGCTGATTGAACGTGACATACGCATCCTTGGCTACAGCGTATTTATTACGCTGCGACTGGAACTTTTGTTGCTCCTTCTCGAAATCTGCCTGCAGCGCATCCTGCTCCTGCTGCAGTTCCGCGATAGTCGGATCAGCCATTTCCATCTCCCTTTTCGTGATATTTCCCCGGCTCCGCATCGGAATCATATTTGATGCTGCCATCGGCCCTGCGCACAACAGCGGTGCCCTTCATTTTGGCCATCGGATGATTCAGGATTGCCTGCTGCTCAGCTTCGGGCATGGCCGCGAGATCATCCATCGTGTAAGTCTTTGTTTTTTGCTCAGTCACCTATGGGCCTCGCAATGATCTTTTCGGTGAATCCAGTGCGGCGGTCGCGCTGTACGTCGAACTCCCACGGCCGCTGGCGGCGCATGGTGTTCTTGGCGATGGTGCCCAGTAATTGCTGCATGTCGGAATTGTCAGGCAGCTCGACTGCTGGCTTGTCCAGCAGCTCCTTCATCGCCTGCAAATTAGCCACTAAGGCTTTCATTTCCTCGGAGTGGCCGCCCTCACCGCCCTCGTAATCCTCGCCATTTCCCCCGCGAGATGTGATCGCATCACACAGCTTGTCCATTTTGTCGAGCAGGGTATCGAATCCGGCGATTGATCTGGTAGAGTCCTCGACATTGAGCGTCTCATCGTCCAAGACCAGTTTAAGCACTTCCCTTGCTGTCATTTCAGGCATTGACGCACTCCAGTAGATCCTGCATCGACCTCATACGGTCGGCCGCACTATCAAATGCTGTCTGAGCAGGTTGCGATGTTGTCACAAAATCACCGGGACGGCCAGCAATCGCCACTTCCCGAGTGATCGTGAGGCCGGAAAAATCCTGCACCCGCTCGATGTTACTGGGCAGCACTCCCGGTATCTCGATAATCTCATCCTGACTGAGCGAGAGCTCGCCAGTGAGCGCAGCCCTGACCTCCGAGTTACTCATTGTGTCCAGATCGACCCCGAGCTGATCGATCAGATCACCGAGATCCTCGAGGTTCTTGGCCAGGGCTGCCATCTCGGGATCAGCACCACGCCCGAACACTGGCTCACCCCTGAGCTCCTGATCGAGCGCATTAAGTAGCTGGTCCGTATCGTATTCGGCAAGGAACCCGGCCTCGAATGCGAGCTCGGCCGCCGCATCGAATGTCATGCCGCCGTCTCGAATCAGCCCTTTCATTTCCACGGCCACATCTCGGGCCGCGAGCTCACCGCCCTGATCGATCAGGCCGCCCTTTGATTTCAGGAAATCGCTCATCGATTCGCCAAAGATGTCCCGCTGTGTCGGCACCTGACCAGTTCGCAAGCGGTCGATCAGCGGATCGACAAAGATATCGATATCGGCTTTCTGTAGGATTCCGGGCACATCGCGCTGCACCCCGCCCCAGTATTTGCCGAATAGCTCCTCGGGCTCCATGCCATTGCGCTTGGCCAGTACCGAAAAAGCATGCTCGGTTAGCGCTGCCTGCTTTTCGGCCGCTGAGAATTCGGTGCCGGCAGCTACCAATTCGTTGCGCACCTGATCGAGGATTGCAATGACCGGCTCATGGTCAGGCGGCGGCTCCTCATCGAACATCGCCTTGGCGAGCTCGTCGGCATTCTTGTACCAGATGTCAGCCTCGCGGGCGCTGAATTGGTCCTCATGCGACTTGATATCCTGCGACAGCGGCCCGTGGTGGACGGTAGGCGCTATCTTTTCGGCGTATTGCAGCACCGGGATCTCGAGATCAGTGCCAATGGTTTTGGCTGCCTCGAGATCGATACCCAGATCGGCGGCCACCTTGTTGGGATCCTGACCGACTTCTTGGAAATACTCAGTGAACCGGTCAGCGTCGATCATTAGATTCTGGACCGGGCCATCCTTGGTTTGCCGCTCTACAAAGGCCTTATATTCCGAGGGCACATTTTTCCTGAGCTCGGAATCGGCCGAGGCCTCGCCAAGCGCCTGATATACGTGGCGCATTTTCTGTGCTTGGCGAGCTCGCATGTAGTCACCCGGCGCCTGCATGGTCGGGCCAAGCGCTGAGATCAGCACTACTGCCTTGGCAGTTTCTACGGCAGTCTCCTCGACCTGATCCAAGTATTGATCCCAGGAAACCCTGTTTTCGGGCCTCCGTTCAACGTCAGCCAGTATGTTCTGGGCCACGGTCATGGCCGAATCCTGCAGTACCTCGGTTGTGATCTCGACTCCCTGCAGTTGTCCGTATCTCAGCGCCACGCGAGCGGCTGCCAATTTCATGGTCTGTCTGGCAAGGACATCGCCGGTGATCTTTTCTGCGATTGAGGCAGCGGCATTGCTCGTTATGCGGCCAGCGCCCGGTATGCTTTTCACAAACATATTGATGCCGAAGGCCTCAAGCCCTGCGCCAATCGCGGCAGCCGACTTGGCGGCAATGGCAGCATTCTCATGCGTAAAGCCCATCTTGATATAGCGGCCGTAGGCCTCGCCCTTGAGGAGCTCGTAGCTGCCCATCGCCAGACCGGTTTTGAAGCCGATCCCCATGCCCAAGGTGCCGCCGGCAATGACGCCGGGAACCATACCGACACCGCCGGCAGCGGTGCCCATGACGCCACCAGTGAGCATTCCTGCGCTGGTGCCCATCAGCATCTCATCGCCGGCATTGCCAATGGTGTAGAGCATCGGGCCCAGATTCTTGGCGGTCCAGACGAGGGTTTTCGCAAACGGGTTTTCAGCACCGAAATCATGGTCCTGCAGCAGCTTCTCGTAGTCTGCGAGCTTCTGCTCGTCGCCCTCTTGGACATTGCCATCGGCATGTCTCGAATAGATCCGCGACTGCTCTACCTGCGCCCAGGTGGACTCCCATCCGAGCGAAATCGGCCGCCATGCCCGTTCCCATTTAGTCAGGTTTTCCTCGTCCTGCTTGAGGACCGACAGGTGATAGGGGTTTTCAGATGCAAATTTGGCAAATTCCGGGGCTTCGCGCATCCACGCATCAGCGTTGAAATCGCCCCGCTTGACCTCGGCCTCGAGCACATCGAGGTTTGCATCGATCAGGTCATAGGGCATGCCGGTGTGAGCACCGACATTCAGGACTCGGGCGGCGCGAGTGGGATCCGGTGCTACCTGAGAGCCGACATTGAGCCGTAATTCCTCCTGAAAATCCTGCTGCAGCTTCTCATATTCTGTCAGTTCAGCCATCAGTATCTCTCGGGTGATGAGAGCTGCCTGATCGCAGCATCGACTCCATCAGTGACCAGATAGAAATAGGCCTGTTCCAAGAGCTCCTCATCGGGATATTCACCGTTTGGATCGAGCGTCTTGCCAACAGTGTTTAGCCACGTATAGGCGTAGCCGCTGAATGCTGGCCCGTTTTCGGTTGCCGGCACCTTGATCTGTGTGGTGTAGGCATTCAGGCCACTCGGGCCGAGCGGCTCATCGAGCGGGATGTAGGCCTTCTTGACCTGCTCATCTGACAGCGCTGACAGCGGATATCTCTGATCGGTCGCGAAATCCTTGGCCACGAATACCTCAAACCGCAGCACTTCGCCCATAATCTCGTACTTGCGCGTCGGTGAGAGCTTGCCCTCCTCGATGCCCGCATTGATGACCCTCGTATGGTAGGCACCCATCATGCGGCTCCAGCGGTCCTGATATTCCTTTTTGCTGGTACTGGTCGGCCTGTGATCGAAGTACGGCGTGGCCAGCAGCATATTCTCGAATGCCTGTGTCTGCGTGAGCCCGGCCTCGACACTACCGGACTTTATACTTTCCGAGGCCACCCGCTGCTGCGCCTGCATCAGCTCCATCTCTTTGCGCGTGAGCAGGCTTTTCCACTTGATCTGAGGCTGATCCGCCAGGTTTGGATCAGTCGGTATGAAACCATCGAGATCGGCGTCGGCGCGCTCTTGTGCAGACATATCAGCCCATGCCTGCTGAGCATCCCATTCGTTGTAATCGGCAAAGCCGTCACGCTCATGCGTGGACACCGAAAAATCATCGATGACTTTTCGCTCGGCTGCCGTCAGCTTGCCCATCGGCCCCGGCGGCAAACTGCTGTACGTCTCGCCCTGCTCGACCAGATCCATCATGTCGCTCATGATGTCCTGATGCTCGAGGGCGGTCGAGCGGATCTTGGACGCTTGCCGCAGCCGATTGGCCTCTAATGCGGCCTTGCGGGCTTTCGGATCATCCTTGGTCAGCTCGCGAATGTGGGCCCGGCGCTCGGCGTCCTGACCCTCCTCCGGGAATATGTCCCACCCTGAGTCACTGGCGATATAGGCATCGCGCTGTGTGGTTTCGAGCTCGTTTTCCTTCTGCGTTGCCCTGAGCATTTTGGTCGCGGTATCAGCATGCAGGAAATCGGCAATCGAGCCGGTGCCCTTGCCGCCGCGGATATCGTCGGGAGTCAGCGGGCCAGTAGTCTCCCGGTATGCCAGGGATGCCTCGAGCACCTTCTCGCGCTCATCAGGCTCCATGTGGACAAGCGAAGCCGTAGCCACATCCTGTACGAGCTCCTGCCGCTTTGTCTCAGCATCGACCTCGCTGAGAATCAGGTCATCCTCGGCCGCATTGATCTGGTCGAGCGCGGTCAGCAGGATCTCGTTGCGCTCGCCCGGCGGCGCAATGATGGCCTTCTCTCGGGCCGTGAGCAGCGATCCATCGAGATCGGATAGCTTGTCATCGATCATGACCCGGCGACGGAATTCGCCCACACTGGCCCTACCGCGCTCACGAATCAGATCAGCCTCGGCATCGAAAATCGCCCGGTCATGCGGTGTCAGTTGATATTTTGATGTGATCCGATCACGTTCCTTGCCGAGCCCGGTGCTGTAGCGCTCATCGAATGTGTCGTAATCCCGGTCATCCTTGAGCTTCTCGCGCTCCGCGAGATCGGCAGTCAGATACTCCTGCTTGGCCATGTTGTAATTGAAAGCATCCTGCTTTTCCTTACGCTCGACCATGACCTGAGTGAACGTACCGGCTGCCCGTTCGATAGCCTCGGCTACCGCGATATCGCCCGTGCCCGGAACATCGACGCGACCAGTTCTGAGCGATGGCCGGGCGCCGTAATCAATTACCTGTGGAATGGTTGCCATCAGGCTACTCTCGCTCCGGGCTGATAACCCGGTACATCAAGGATGCCGACACCAAGCTCTTTGTTGATGCCGCTACCCCATAGCGCTGTCTCGCCAGTCGGCGGTTTCGTGGGCCCTCCAAAGCCGCCCATGCTGGCGTAGCTCGAGACAGCGCTGGTGATGCCGTTGATGATGCCGGCCTGATAGGCTGCCTTGCCCTCACGCCGAGCAGCTTCGGCCCGGAATCTCAGGCCCTCGGCCTCGGTCTGGCCGGTCCATAACTTCGACAATATCCGGTATTCGCCCTCGGCATTGAGATCAGCCAAGAGCGTAGTAATGCCGGGATCTGAGGTTCTGCCTGATTGAGCGCCGGCGACCGCCAGCGCCCTGGAATACATGAATTCCTTTTTGCGGCGCTCCTCGGCCATCTCGGCAGTCGCCGCGGCCATGCGCCGATCCGCGGCCTCTGTATAGGCAATCGCTTCCTGATCCTTGAGCTTTTTCTGCTGCGCACCCTTGTAGGCAGAGGCGACAAACATGACTGCAGCTACCGCTAATTGAGCCATCCGTATAACTCTCCCTGTATGTGCGTGAACCCAAGCCGAAACAGCAGCCTGCAGCTTTCTGCATCGTCAGCAACGGCAACCAAGGGCCCCCGGTACTCGTCGCAAAACCTGAGCGAGGCCTTGATGGCGCGCATTATAGTGATTGATCTGAGGTACGGCTGCAACTCAGGCTTGATATCGCAGAAATACTTACCGCACTGGCGCTCGCGCACGACACCCACGACGCCTGCCAGTTCGCCATCTACCAGCCCCACGTATGCGCGCATCGTGCCCTCGAGCTTACGACCGTAATATGTCTCGAGATCGGCCTGCGTGGCCAGCCGGGCAGTTATCCTCCTCGGCGCTTCTCGATTGATTCCATGATCGCTAAGGCCGCCAGCAGGGTGCATGGCCTCGGCGCTGCTGCTTGTAAGCATATTCTTGAATCCGTATCCCAGTCGCCTCCAAAGGCGAAATCATCCTCATGATAGTCCTCATGCACAGTGCCAATCGCTACATCCATGCCGTCCTCGACGCCAGGCAGATCATACAGCTCAGTGAATGTCGGCCCATACTGCAGGCCCAGATGGTGCAGCCACTTGGCGATGAATCCCAGTCGCGTGACCTTCTTACGCTCGAGCAGGCCAATGCCCTGCATCTCGCCCAGTTTTGCTGACTTGAACCGCGCCATGTAGCCAAGGCCGGCAACTACCTCTGATGCCTGCACCGGTGAGATGTCCAGATGCCCCGGCGCTGTCACAACGTAGGTGCCGATATCCACGCCATCGGCCCACACTACCACCGTCTCGCCAAGCAGCGGCGACATCGGCCCTTGGAATGGCAGCGATGTCGGCGGCCCTGAGTAAACAAAAAACGAATCCGCGATCTTGCTGACAGTGTCGCCCTGCGCCTCGGACTCGAGCGCCCACTTGGAAATATGACGCTCGGTGCCGCCATTGATGGTGCGCTTGACGATGTAATAGACCTGATCCTCGACCACGCCCGGAAGTATTGCCACATCCTCGATCTCACCACTGGCGCCCGGTGAATTGACCTCGATCCATGCAATCACATTCTCAAGCCGGTCATACACCAGCACCCCCACGGTGCCATCGGTCCTGACGCAATGCACCCGGATATCCGGTTTCATTTGCACCGCGATCTGAGTGATGCCGACCTCGTTGAAATCAGGCGCGAACACGCTGAGATCCATCGAGCGATAGTCCTGCTGGTCGAGATCGTAGAGCAGCTCATACAGGCGTTGCTCGGTGCGATCCACAAAGACCGCCCTCGAGGACGCAGTTTTGATGTTGAAATTGGTCGGCGTCAGCGGCTCATCGAATGAATTCGAGCGAGCGCCCAGTACGGAATTGCCATCCATCTTGGCGGCATCGACCTGTGCTGAGTTTTCCGAAGTACCGAACATCAGCCGGCCGAGGCTCTTGAGCCAATGGATCACACGGATCGGGCCGAATCCTACCGAGCGCGAGATAGTGCCGGAATCACCCACTACGCTGTCATCGAAGCTCTCGAAAGCGTCCACGACAGAGCCCCATATTTTGTCATTGCCGGCCCAGAATAGCCGCGCCTCAAAGAGATCGACGGCACTGGGGAAGCCACGACGATCTGACCACTCGCCCTCCCACCAGTCCCTCGAGGCAGTGATGGCACCGAAATCCTTCAACACCACCGCATCGAGGACCGTCTCTGACTGGAAAGCATTTGCTCGGGCAATGCCCTCAATCGAGCCGCCTGCAAAACTCAGCGTCATAACCGCGGTGCCGGATGCCCACTCACCGACCTTGACGATCAGCCGATAGAAAATGATCTGGCCGTCCTGCTGATCGAGGATCGTGGTCGATACTGGCGATGTCCATGTCGAGCCCTGGTCATTCCACGGGCCACCGGTATCAAAGGCAAATTGCAGCGTCACCGTGGCCGAGAATGAGCCCTCGACAAAAACACTGAATCGCCGCGCCTCGCCTGAGCCAGTCACGCGAATCGGATCAGTAAATACCCCGGTATCCGCGCCGGCCGAAGCGGTGACTACCTGCCCTATCGAAGCAATGCGCCACAGGGAGCGGCCGGTCACATGCGAGTTTCTGAAAATGGGCTCGCTGGCGGTCAGCGTGATGTCGCCATTGATGGCGCTTGGCTCAATGGTAACACCCGAGACATTCTGCACCCTGAAAGGCCCATCCTCGGGCAGGTACAGCACGAAACTCCATGAGCGACCAGTACCGCGGCGCTCGAGCTTATACATATTTTCCCCGAAGGCGCCGCCGGCAATGTAGATCACATCGCCTGACTGGGCCCACCGGAGCAGCGGCAGATCGGCCGAAGTGTACGGACTGGTGAGCTGCAGGTCGCCGGCCGTGCCGATATTGCACAGATCGATCCGCGCAAAGAATTCCCGTTCATTGGCGATCTCGATGGTGAAATCGGTAGTCGGTGTAAAGGCCAGCCAGTTCTGGCCCTGCCCGAGCCGTGTCTCCGAGACATAATCATCGAGGCCTATGGCCGAGCCGATCTTGAATCGGATCGGGCCGACATTGACATTGACATTGACAAAATGCTCGACCCCGGATTCATTGAGCGTCACTGTCTGGCGCATCCTGCCAAAGCCCGAGCCGTCACCCTTGACCAGTGCCGTGCCACCGCTCACATCCCATGAGACTACGCCACCGGCCTGACTGTCATCGATCCAGTTGGCATCGGGCACCGAGGAGCTAAAAAACGGATTATTGATGACCGCCGTGACCGTGGGCCGCGCAATGAGCTGGTCATTCACGCGAAAGCGGATCGTGCCCTGCCCCATCTCGATCAGCACGTTGTCATCGACGCCGAAGGTAAACGGCATATTGCGGTGGAAATTGGCGTCAGAGGCGACGTTATCGATGTATTCGAGCCCCGGCCTGAGCATCATCGAGCCCAGTACCCGCGGCATGAAATTCGACTGGATCTCGGCCGACATACCCATGCGGTCGAGATCGATCCGGGCGAGCCCAATCTTGGAGATAACCCCCCGATTGAAGGCCAGCAGTCGCTTGTCCTGCATAGCCATTGGATCAGCCTATCAGTTGAGTGCGTTTGCCCCGTTCGCCAGAGCGGAAGCCCTGACGAGAGCTTGCCCAGGAGCCCTGCGGTGCGAACCTTGCAGGCGCCTCCATCGCGTCCACCGCCTTGGCTTCCCTGAGCTGCAGCTTCCATTTCGACAGCAAAGCGGTCGAATCGAAGTCGAGCCCGGTGAGCCGTGGCGCCACCTTGTAGGCCAGATAGTGCTCAGCCATCTCGGTGAAATTGAATGGCCACAGCGAGAAATCGCCGCCGAACTGAATGTCATTCGACACGTACTGGACGAAAATCTCGGGATCATTGGTAAACCAATACTGGCTTTCGTCGTTGTACTGTGTGATCGGTTGCTTGAAAAAGTCATCGAAGGCGATGCGCATGGTGCGCACGAAATCGAATGGCTTGGGGAATGCAAACTCAAAGCCGAAGGTCGGCGTCACCGTGGTCGATGCCGGGATTTTTGCCGAGCGGGCCGCGAAATTCCACTGGCCCAGTTGCAGCACCCGGTCGATGAAATTGTTGTCCCAGATGTCATCCAGCTTGAATCGCGTCTCGCGATTCTCGGTCAGGGACGACAGCCGGCGCTCGCCAATGATGTTGAGCGCCCCGTTGTAGATCGATAATTTATCAGTCATATCGGCCTCCAGGCCGGCGCATCCCTGCGCCTGTGTTCATTCCTTGATCGGCTACCGTGCTACCGCTGCTTGGTGATTAGCGGCGTAGCGCCGAGCAAGATCCGCTGTTGCAAATCCGTCTTTGAGTGGCTTGTCATCCCTGAGTACGCGCCATTTGTGATGCGCACCTGCAAATTGGACTTTGTACCTCGAGGGCACGATGACTGGAGCTGTCGCCGGCACCAGATCGTAGAGCGCCTTTTTCACGACATGCGCGAATAGCGGCTCCTGCCCTGCTACGTGGAGCACCAGCTCCCACGACATATCATCCGGCAGGACATGAATCTCGTCACCGGGCTGCAGCAGCTTGGCTACGTGCTCCCAGAACGACCCATCGAGGCAATGCTCGGGCGTCGTTTCCATATCGACGTTGACATACCACGTATTGCGCGCAGACTCCGCGAGCTGGACGCGGGCCACGGTCACTGCCTTGGCCTTTACGTCGAGTGGTTTGTCGAGTAGTGGTTTTTTGGCCGGCGCTTCCTTGACTTCCGGGATTGTCTCAAGCTCGGGGCTGACTACATCAGTCCGTACTTCCTGCGCCGGCTTAGCTGCCGGCTTGGATTTCGAGCCTGTCTTTTTCTTGGTTGCTGCTGCTGTCGCGGCCATTTAGGTTCTCCAAACAAAGAAAGGGCAGACCCGTGATGAGCCTGCCCTCGCATTGTCGCGCCTTGCGTCGAGCTACGCAAATCAGACCAGCGTAGCGTCTCCGTTTGGATTGGTCGATACGTCAACAACCGTACAGACCGCGTGAGTCACAAGTGGCGTGGTGAGATCGACAATCTCAACAACGTCATTAACCTGCAGCCCTTTGTCCAGCGCGTCATCGATGTAGCCTGCGGCGATCACCGTCGCATTCACATCGAGAGAAACGTAGCTGAACTTTGCGGAACTCAGACCGGCATCGCCAGAGTCATCGTCACCCGCACCGAGCCGAGGATCGCGGAGGTTCAAGTTTTTAGTGTCATAAGCCATCTCTCAAATCTCCTTTAAGCGGCCGCCAGACTCGAGCCATCGTGGTTTATCACCACAATGCCACTATTCTGGAGGACTTGTGAGCCCATGTAAATCGAGCAACGACTCCAGGAGTAATCCTGTTCCTCGTCGTAGCCCGCCCGAGCTTCCAGATTGTCAGCGTTGTAGGCATGGCCAATCGCTGATTTATGGAAGCAGAAACATTTCTCGGCATTGGTGCCAGCACCCGGAAGATTCGGATGCACGACCCACATCATGTTGAGCCAGTAGTAGGCGATGGGTCGGTCGCGCCACGCTGGATCAGCGTTGCGCATTGGGCCACCATCGATGTACTCGCGAGAGCTGAATTCCCGCACCTGCATCATGAACGCCTCGTAAGCCGGCGTTACCAGCATGCAAATGTTGGAATCCCACGGTACTTCATTGTTGCCGAGGATGGTTTTCGCCCGAAGGGTCAGCCCCAGATCCGCTGTTACAGCGGCGCCGGTGTTGACCGTGCCGGTATTCAACTCCCCGATGATGTCCTGATCGATCTTACGATTGATGACACCCATGCAGGTCTGCTGCATGATCGCTCGCTGGTTGCCCTGCGAGGCGAAGATGTTGAAATCCGTTTTGCGAACAAGGTCATGCCATTCGACCAAGGTCGCTACGGGCTGTGAAAGGTTATCGCCGCGA